AGCTAGGGCAAGAAGCCAAGAAATGAAATATACCTGTCAGTATTGTCGGAAGGACTTTATGAAGGAGTCCAGTCTTGCGGTGCATTCATGTGAACCGCGCCGCCGCCGTATGGAACGAGACGAAGCCGGTGTACGCTTAGGGTTCCATTCATATATTAAATTTTATGAACTTACACAAGGTAGTGCTAAGTTAAAAACCCATGATGACTTTTGCGATAGTCCTTATTACAAAGCCTTTGTAAAGTTTGGTCGTTATTGTGTCGGTGTAAAGGCCATTAATCCAGCTCGATTTACCGAATGGGTATTAAAACAAAACAAAAAGATTGACCACTGGTGTAAAGACAGTGTGTATACAGAATATCTATTAGATTATTTGCGTGTGGAAAATATCAATGATGCCTTGGCTCGTGCAATGGAGTTTGGTATTGATTGGAGTGAAAAGTCTGGACATCCTGCTGAGGATTGTTTACGTTATGGAAACACCAATGCTATGGTCTACGCTGTGACCGCAGGCCGCGTCAGTCCTTGGATTATATATAACAGTGAATCTGGACAGAAATTTTTAGCCGAACTAGATGCTACACAGGTGGCTATGGTATGGCCCTACATAGATACAGATTTTTGGATGAAAAAATTTAAAGACTACCCAGCGGACCAAGAGTATGCTCGAGATATATTAACAAAGGCCGGGTGGTAATGTATCAATCTATTGTTATCAGTGCCTGCAACCATGATGCAATTTTACTTGTTAACAAACTTTTTGAGTTAAAATACACTCCTAAAAACATTGCAGTAATCAATTATAAAGATAATGATTTTATTTTAGAAAATTTCTGCAAAACTTATAATCTATCCTTCACTCAAATACGCAATGATCATGAACTGTTGCAATTTGTAAAAGACAACAAAACAGAACTGTTGATCAACATTGGGGGCATACCCTATCTAGTGTCTCAATCAACGTTGGACAGTGTTCAAACAGCAGCAATAAATCTACATACTGCAATAACCGAAGACTATCGAGGACGCTGGATGGTAAGCTGGGCCATTATCAATGGAGACTCGCACTGCGGTTACACCTGGCATCACATAAACAAAAATTTTGATTGTGGAAATATTCTGTTACAACAGAGATTTAAAATCTTAACAGATGACACTGCTTTTAGTTTGCATAGACAAATTATTAACAATGCAGTATTTAATCTTAAATATGTGATTGATCACGTCAACACAGTTGGAACAACACTTTCTAAATTAGGACATTATTATGACAAATCTATGCCATTCAATGGAGAGATCCAGAATCAGTGGACTATTGATCAAGTTGAAAAATTTATAAGAGCAATGTATCATCCTCCTTACACTGGGGCAACTTATCAAGGACAACTTGTTCATTCGGTTGATCAATATATAATATTAAAAAGTAAAACCAATGAAAATTAATTTAACTATTAAAAATAACGGTATTGGGGAACAAATTTTTGATGCATGGTATGGGCTTCTACAAAGTTTAATGCCCAACTATGAATCACCAGTTGAAATACATGTCAATGCACCGCATTTGTCTGAAGATTTTAATATCTTATGTGACTATATGCCCGCCGGTTATTCGGAACAACAGTTGGCAAAATATGATTTGATCTTTTTTTGTAATGGCGGAGAACCGTTGACAGGATCTACCGAGGCCATGGGTAATTTAATTAATCGAGAAAATGTTTATTTGATCACCAACACTTACCTTACAGAATCGCATCCGCTAAAACACAAAGCTATATGGTTTCCACACAACGTACAAACTTGTCGAGACTACTGGACCAGGCACTTTTATCCACAATACTATGAAAATATTAAAAATAGGTCAATTTATAGAAAAACGGAATTGATTGCAATAAATGGATCTGTCAGAACACATCGGCATTATTTTTTTAAATTATTAGAACAACAAATTCCAAATATTTTGCGGTTGTCTAATATTGGTACAACTATACACAAATTAAATACTGCTCGGTGGGAATCGGTAGAAGACACTCAATTTAGAGATTGGGTCAATGCTCAATATCAAGATAATTCAATTCCACAGCCAGATCAATATTATAATAACAGTGTAAAAATTGGAATAGATGAAAAATTTGGCGAGATTCTGCCTGGGTATTTTATTATGCCAGAATATTTTGAATACGCTTGTGTAATATTTCCAGAATCTACTTGGCAAAACAATGAACTGGCTATCACCGAAAAAGCTCTCAAATGTTTTTATGCAGGCAGTTTACCATTTCCAATTGGTGGATCAAATCTCAATCAACTTTATAACGACATTGGTTTTTATACTGCATGGAACTTGTTGCCAGACGATCTCAAACAGTTTGATCAAACCACAGATCATGCGACCAGATATCAACAGGCAGTTGTTGCTATTGATTGGTTAAATTCCAATTATGCTGTGTTTAAAAGTGATCAGGCTAGGTCATTAATTAATCAAAATCAATACAATTTTTTAATCTGTGCATGTGATAACATGTCGATAAAGCAATTGCATGATCTTATAAAAACAAAATTAAACATTGACTTTAATAGTAAAATACAATAAAATACAACTATGAGCGCAGACATTGATATTGACCTAGCCGATAGAGATCAACTGTTACAGTTAATACAAGCTACCCCAGCTAGACAACTGCACCAGGGACAAGTGCGTCGACACAACAGTGGGGTGTATGTTACAGACATTCCTTATGATCCGGTAAATGAGTGTGCCGCAATTGATTATGAGCAAGCAGAACAACTTGGCTATTTTAAAATTGACTTGTTGAACATGAGTGTTTATCAATTGATCAAATGTTCAGAACACTACGAGCAGATGCTAGCACAAGAGCCCAACTGGTCACGCTTATGGACTGATGCGGACTGGGCCAAGCAATTAGTTCACGTGGGTAATTATACAGATCTACTAGCCGCAATGAAGCCAGATTCAATTCCAAGAATGGCGGCATTTATTAGTATTATACGCCCAGGTAAAGCACACCTACAAAATCGATCATGGGCAGAAGTATTTGAGTCGGTATGGAACGGCGATGACAGTCAGGGATATACGTTTAAAAAATCACATGCAATTAGTTATGCTAGGTTGGTGGCACTACATATGAACTTGATTAATTATGCTTGATTATCCAAATAATTACGAAAACATAACAATTTTATGTTATCCTAATAATGCGGGCGGAAATTTTTTAATTAATTGTCTTTCGCTATCCGACCAATGCGTATTTAGAGATGCGCAGTTGGTTAATAAGCAACTACAAGGTAAGTTTAATTATTATGATAAAATTCAATATCTACATGATCAATTAAATATTTCTCAACAAAATAACAAGTGGAATGATCTTAGTCTTGGATGTTCTAATTTATTTGGGGTAAACAATAATTTATATCTAGTAGAATATCATGAATTATTATTATTTCAGTTCGATAGCGTTATAAACAAAATCATTGATAAAAAATTAAATATGTTTTTAGTGGCAAATTCGACAATTTATCTTGAAGCCATCCTTAAATTTTGGCCAAATGCTAAAGTTATAGTGTTTACCGACTATCGAAATTTTATTAATAAAAGAATTAACCATCATAAAAAAGTTTCAACACAGCTATTATCTTATTGGAACAAGATAAAAGATCCAACCTGGCCATCTGTGCCGCCAAGTTCACAAGATGAATTTATACAATTACCCGACAACATCAAACATGAACTTAAAAATGAATTTAATTATGAAATATCAAGATGGTTTGACCAACAACCACTTTGGGACAAATTATTTATAGATAGTGTAGGTATCATTCAACAGAGATATACCAATCAGCAATTATTAATGTGGAATGTAGAAAATAATTATAAATCTAGTCAAAATTTTATAAATCAATTTAACGCATGCAGAAGTTGGTTAAATTTGCCAGAAACAGATGAATCTGATTTAATAACCTATTTTGAACGTTGGCATCAAATAATTCATCAAATTAATCAACCCGTCTGACCAAAGTAATTGATTTTCTTTTGCTTTTTTTACGGCTCATTTCTAATAGACTGCATACAGGTCCGTGTAGCACTTCTAGATCTTTGTTGGTAAAAGTACGTAGGTACGGTTTAAAAATATCCCAATCACCTTTGAGGAATATGTTTATGGGCACAGTTCTATTGCTTTCCCACCACCAGGTGTTGGCTAGTTCTAAGAACCGACGCTTGACTTCTATGTCCTGTATAGCACCAAAGTCGTAGATGGTGGTTATGGCGTCATCTTGATTTTGTACAATGCCCACATATTCTGTGGTGGCGTAGACACACAAGGTTATAAATGGGTATTTTTCTGCCAGTTTTTCGAAAAAATCGTTAGTCATATCGTGCTCATATTTACCAAACCGTTTTGTGAGTGTAATCTAAAATCGCTAAATATACTGTATGTATTCCACCCAAGTCTATATCTATCAGCAAATCACTCGAGTGTTGCTCATGGATACTGGTGCGGGCGAAACTTTTATCTATAGGTATGATCCTGTGTACGCAAAACAACTAACTATAAACAAAGGCGTTGACAATGTGCTGTTATTTGAGTTCATTAATCAACAAGAAAAACCTGTTAATATCACTGATAACACTTTTGTTTTCCGTGTGGTTAACACCGAAGGTGATCGTGTGTTACTAGAAAAATCAATGGTCATACTAAATGCACCCACCGGACGAGTCAAAGTTACATTGACCAGTCCAGAATTGTTGGAAGTGCTGGCACAACCAGCCAACTACAGCATACAAAGAACACAACCAGGTGGACTAACCGAAGCAGTGTTTACCAATGCCCAAGCCGGAGCCCGTGCTCCTGTGAACATTGTGGACAGCGTATTGCCACAGTATGTGCCCAGTGCTCCTCTTACTATACCCACTACCAAACTATCAGCTCAGGTGTCTTATGATGGTGCTACGTGGAATCAGTTTCCAGCAAATCCTTACTGGGCCGGCAATCCCAATGGTGGAAATTATTGGAATAGTTTTTCAAACACAGAATTTTACAGCAGTTTTATTGAACCAGCCAATGCAGTGACCACAGTACAAATGACCCTGGATGGCTATACTGGAACAATCAAAGCCCAGGCCGCAGAAAACTATCAGAGCATTTTTTATAATGTAACCGAATCAACAACCTATCTCAACAAGACCGGTACCATCTATATGAACATCATAGGTTGGTATCCTTTACTTAGAATTTGTTTTAACAACAGCATTTTTGCTGTGCCAACCCAACCCGGCGTTCCGGCTGTTGCCTATGCAAGCACAACCAACGGTGTAGTCACCAGCATCACTGTGACCAATGGTGGATCTGGATATCTAGCACCACCCAAGATCAACATCATTGGTAGCGGTGCTGGTGCCACAGCCGAAGCTACTGTATCAAATGGTATACTCACCGGAATAACTGTGACCAATGGTGGCAGTGGCTATTGGTACCTTCCTAATGCAGGATTTGGTGTAGGTCTATACCCAAACAATCCAGACCAGACCGGAGCCGCGGTAATTATCAGCACCGGCTATGTGGTTGATCTACTGTACAGATAACTAATTTGTTTTAATTGTGGATTAACATAAATAGGTGTATGAAATATATCTATCTGATTACCTCGCCATCTGGAAAACAATATGTTGGCAAGTGTACATTGCCGCTGGAACAAAAAGCAGTATTATATCAATCGGCTGCCAAATATTACCCTGACATTAAAAGACCTATTCTGATTGCAATTAGAAAATACGGTTGGGACAATATGAAATTTGAAATTATTGAGCAAAACAATAAATGGACAACCCAAGATCTAAATACAAGAGAAAAGTATTGGATACAATATTATAAAACATTACACACTGGATACAATATTACCGGCGGAGGTGAGGGGCATGATTCTGAATCGGCTAAACTATTTTGGGCTAATGCAACGAGCGACTGGAAACAAAAAAGAGCATTGAATTGTAGCAAAGGGCAATTAAAAAGATTTGAAGACAATCCTGAATCAGAAAAAACCAAAAAACGCAAAAGTGATGCTCATAATGGATCCTACAGAATTGAATCACCAGATGGCAGAGTTTGGGAAACAGATATTGGGTTAAAAGGGTTTGCCGAACAGTTTCAAACAGAGCTAAAAATTTCATATTGGGGCTTGTTCAATGCCTATAAAAAGTGTTATACTAACACAGTAAACATACGAACATCAAAAAACATTAACAAGTGGATAGTAACAAGAATTGATAAATCAGACAGTCGAAACTTACTGGAGGCAAGGTCGAAAGATTAAGCAAACATCTTCTGGCTGGTTATCTGGAAATGCTGTTTGTTGCACACATCGTAGCGACACACAAGATAAGAGAGGACGTGGCGGTCTAAAAATGTCAGATTCTGGCTGGAGCTATTCGTGTTTCAACTGTGGCTACACTGCCAGTTTTGTCTTGGGCAGAAATCTAACATTTAAAGCTCGTAAGTTGTTGGAGTGGATGAATGTGCCCACGGAAGAAATTGAACGCATTAATCTTGAAAGTTTAAAACACAAGAGTATAGAAGGTCTGTTGGGTGACCGTCAAGAGATTATAAACCGATTACAAAACATTGAATTTGAAGATCGAGACTTGCCAGCAGAAACACAACCATTGAATGAGTCGGCTACAAAATATTTACAAAATAGATGTGTCCTATTGGACTATCCGTTTCTATATAAAACAATGCCACGCCCTGGCATTGTAATTCCGTTCACCCACAACAATCAAGTAGTAGGACATACCACGAGATTCATGGATGATCGTACGCCTAGATACATTCAGGACATACAGCCTGGATATGTGTTTGGTACAGATCTGCAAAAGTCCAACTGGCAAACGGCAATTGTGGTTGAAGGAGTATTTGATGCCCTTAGTATTAATGGACTGGCCGTTCTACATGCAGAAATCAATGATGCACAGACAAGATTGATACGCAGTCTAGGACGCGATGTGATAGTAGTACCAGACCAAGATGTGGCCGGTATGCGATTGGTAGACCGGGCAGTAGAACTAGGATGGGCAGTAAGTATGCCCGAGTGGCCTGCGGATGTTAAAGACGTAAATGATGCGGTAATTCGTTTGGGCAGACTTGGAACTGTACTAACTATTATGCAGGCCCGAGAAACTAGTCGAATTAAAATAGAACTAAGGAAGAAACAACTTGTTAAAAGACTACGGACTTGATGTCCAAAAATTATTCTTAGAAATGATGTTGCAAGACGCAGAGTCGTATGTGCGTGTGCAGAACATTTATAATCCAGAAAACTTTGATAGAAGTTTAAGACCTGCGGCCGAATTTATTGCCCAACACAGCGACCAGCACAAGACCTTGCCCACCACGGAACAGATCAGTGCCAGCACAGGCGTTAAACTCAACAACATTCCAGATTTAAACGACGGTCACTTTGAATGGTTTATGGATGAGTTTGAAGGCTTTACTCGTAGACAAGAATTAGAAAGAGCAATTTTAAAGAGTGCAGACCTGTTGGAAAAGGGCGAGTATGATCCGGTGGAAAAACTAATCAAAGATGCGGTACAAATCAGTTTAACCAAAGACATGGGTACAGATTATTTTGCAGATCCTAGACTTCGTATTGACAAGTATTTTAACTCGGGCGGACAAGTAAGCACAGGCTGGCCACAGATGGACAAGATCCTGTATGGTGGATTTAGTCGGGGTGAGTTAAACATTTTTGCTGGTGGATCTGGTTCGGGTAAAAGTCTTGTTATGATGAACATTGCATTGAGTTGGTTACAAGCAGGATTCAGTGGCGTGTATATCAGTTTAGAACTGAGTGAGGAACTGTGTGCGTTGAGAACTGATGCAATGTTGGCAGGAATGAGCACAAAAGAAATTCGCAAAGATATTGATCAGACTGAACTTAAAGTTAAATTAGTATCAAAGAAAGCTGGACAGTATCGTATCAAAGCATTGCCAGCACAAAGCAACATTAACGACATTCGCAGTTATATCAAAGAAGTGCAAGTGCAAACAGGATTGAAAGTAGATTTTGTCATGTGCGACTACTTGGACTTGTTGATGCCTGTTAGTGCTAAAGTTAGTCCGAACGACCTGTTTGTTAAAGACAAGTATGTGTCAGAAGAGTTGCGTAACTTGGCCAAAGAACTCAATGTGTTGTTTGTAACAGCGTCGCAGTTAAATCGCAGTGCGGTGGAAGAAATTGAATTCGATCACAGTCATATATCGGGCGGTATTTCTAAAATCAATACTGCGGATAATGTATTTGGTATCTTTACCAGCAGAGCAATGCGTGAGCGTGGCAAATATCAAATTCAGTGTATGAAATCGCGTAGCAGTACCGGTGTTGGCATGAAGATCGACTTGGACTATAATGTTGAAACCATGCGTATTACTGACCCGGGTGAAGAAGCCGGCCCGGTTAATTCATTTGCCCGAGGTAATTTGCTAGATAGCATTAAAGCAAAAAGCACAATGATTAACGGTACTGAACCCGTAGCCTCTCATGAGGAAACTGGTAAGATTACCGCAGATGTACAAAGTGCAAAATTAAAACAACTCTTAGGGCAAATTAAACAACCATGAAAGACAAGAAATATTTCTGTTATGAAATATATAAAAATCTTGCCATATGGTCCTACAACGGTAGGTTAGGGTATAATCCGTGCAGTTTCTTTAAGGGATATATTAAAACGTCAGATGCATTTGATTTAGATAACATCTGGAATGGTTCAGAACGTGCAGAATTAAAACGATGCGTTGAAACCGATACTCTTATTCCTGGATGCTCTGCCTGCTACGAAGCCGAGGAAAAGGGACTAGAAAGTCGACGCACAGCCAGTCGAGACCTGTATGAAAACTATCATAACGATACTGATATTGATTTAAATGCGCCACAAGGTTTAGACTACAGCGTAGGAAATCTTTGCAATTTAAAATGTATTATATGTGGCCCACATAACAGTACGGCGTGGGTGTCCGACTATCAAAAACTTTACCCCCTTAAAACAATCAATCAATTTAAATATGATAAATTTAATCAACTTGAAATATTTGATACAAAATTACTTAAAAATATAAAAACTTTGCACATTCACGGTGGCGGAGAGCCACTGATGAGCAATAACCATATTAACTTGCTTAAAGAAATAAAAAAAGTTAAAGGCCTTGGTGACGTTCGTGTATTTTACAATACCAATGGTACGCAAAGAGCCACACAAGAATTATTAAATTTGTGGGGAGAATGCCGTTTAATTGAATTGTATTTTAGCATTGATGATGTGGGCAAGAGATTTGAATATCAACGAACTGGTGCAAACTGGGAATCGATAATCAGCAATTTAATGTGGTATCAAAAAAATATGCCGCATAATCATATGTTTAATATAAATTGCACTTGGAGTTATTTAAATTTATATTATCTACCAGAACTGTTAGATTGGCAACAAGCCAACTTTTTAACCAATCGTTACGGTGATCCTGTAAATTTAATTTTTCAACGTGCCACTGGAGACTTTAATATTTTGCATTTAAGTGAGTATGTTAAGAATATTTTATTTGAAAGATTTACAAATTACCCGCAGTTAACAGACCTAGTAAAAAGTATCAAAACTAGTGATAAAAATTATCAATTCTTTTGGAGTAAAATTGAAAAAATTGATCAAGTAAGGCAAACTAATTATAAAACATTATGCCCAGAATGGAGTCAATTATTATGAACATGTTATGTACTGGCAATCCAAATCATAATACTGTAGCCAGTGTGGTAAAAAAATATTTTTCAGAAGCCAAGTTTGCCAGCCGGGCCACTGGATATGATTTAAGATTCTGGGATTCTGGAAGTGAGACTCACTTTAGAGAACAAATTATTAACTATAATATATTCATTAACAGCTCATTTATATGTGGCGGCGGACAATTATCTTTGTTAGAAATAACACACGAGGAATGGGCTAACGCTGGTATTTGTGGACATATTATTAATATAGGTAGCACTGCAGAGTATTTAGGAGTAAACGACGGCCAAGTTAACAATAAAGTCTATGCTACCTATTCAATTCAAAAAAGAGCATTAAAAGACCGCAGTTTACAATTAAATGGGTTGAATAATATCAAGACCACACACATTATTGCCGGTGGATTAAATGATGGGCTTCCTGGACATGAAACTTGGTTAGATTTAGTTCATATTGCTAACACTATTACGTGGGTTATTGAGCATCCTTGTTTAATACCACTAATAGAGATTCGAGCAAACTATACAAAATCCAATAAATAATAAAAAGGTCTTGGACTAAAATGCAAAAGAAAACTCGTAGTTTATTAGAAGAATTAGACTCAATGTACATTGAGCGTGATCAACGCCATGTTATTGAAAACCGTGCATCTAATGTCATAGCCAGTGCCATACGCTTGTTGGAAGAAATTGATTCTAGTTACAGCACAGAAGATGCCCAGAATCTACAGCGTAAGCTACTCAATGCTATCAATCAGCGTGACCCTGGCAAATTTACTCGAACAGTGAGACGCACAGATGCAAATTCATGAATTGACACAACCCAGGCTGGATGAAGGCATAGCCAGTACCCTGGGCAACCTAGTAGGAGGTGCTCGGGCCGGAGCCAGTGCGCTGGGACAAAAACTTAGTCCTGTTGGCGATTTCAAATCTGCCATGGCAGATCCAATGCGACAGCAACAGATAAAAATGTTGGCTGACAAAGTCTATGGAGGCTGGAAACAGTATGAAAAGACTTTATTACAAAGCAATCCAGATGCCAGAGAATCAGGTATGTATGAACAGGCCTTGCTGGCATTTGTGGTCAAAAACTTGTTGGGCGGACAATATCTGCCCAATGTCATCAACAAAGATAAAATTACAGCGTTGGTCAAACAATTGAGTGCATCCGGCGGTGTCACAGAAGCTGATGCTTCAAAAGTTACAGCCGAACCAGTTTTCGTCGGCGGCAAGAAGCTTGATCCGAACAATCCCAATGATGCTAAACTCATTGCTTCTGCAAACGCGGCCGCTGCTCCAAAGACTCCCGGAACCCCACCAACACCGCCCAAAACACCAACACCACCTGCCGCACCGTTGACTCCACAGAAAGAAAAAGATCTTTGGTTACAGTTAACACAGCAGGCCGCAGTAGCAACTGCTCACGCCCCGGGTACCGGCGGCAAACCAAGCACACCAAGCGGCCCGTCTGACTCTGATAATACCGGCGATGCTAGAAGTTATGCTCAACAATTAAAACCAACTGATCCAGCAGTAGCTCAAGGTCTTGCTGCATTTGGCAGTGCATCTGCTAAAAATGTTGGTGATACCAATGTAAAATCTACTGGTAATCCTATAGCAGATGCTTTACTATTGCTAGCTGGTTTCAGAGGCATCTAATGAACATCCTCGAAGGTGGCAACGTATTCAAAGACGGTGATGGCCGTGCGGTCACACAACGTATCAATCAGACTGATGTCAAATCAACCCTGGCCTGGTTAGAAGAAATGTTACCAGGTCTTGACTTGCAAAACAACACCCTGGGATCAACCGGTATCAAAGACACATCAGGCGATTTAGACATTGCAGTCGATGCCAAACAATTAACCAAAGAACAACTAATAGCACAGTTGACCCGTTGGGCCGTCAGTCAAAAACAAAAACCCGAAGAGTGGGTCAAGCAAACCGGTGCTGGAGTACATTTTAAAACTCCTATCAACGGTCGTCCTGATCTAGGCTATGTGCAGACTGATTTTATGTTTCTTAACAATGTGCCTTGGTCAAAATTTGTGCTAGGGGCAATGCCCGCAGATTCAAAATACAAAGGTCGTGAACGTAATGTGTTGATGAATTCGATTGCCAAGAGCTTGGGTTATAAATTAAATCAGATTGCCGGCATTGCTGACCGTGACACAAATAAAATCATTACCGATGATCCAGATCGGGTGGCCAAACTGTTGTTGAACCGAACAGCAACACGTCAGGATCTAGCCAGTGTAGAAACAATACTACAAGCACTCAGTACAGATCCTAAGCGTGAGGCTAAACTGGCAGACTTTAAACAGCATATGGAACGTGAAGGCCTACCATTTATGGAAAGCGAAACATCCCCAGTAACTGGGTACACAGAAGTAAACTTCTTGGCCAAACTACGTGACCGTATTGTGAATCAAGGCATGCAGGTCATTGTTGAAGCAGAAGTTCAAGGCGGCCGTGCTAAAGGCATTGAACATCTTGAAGATCTTGTGTTCCGTAACGGCAGTGCTGGCATTAAAAGTGCATTAGACATTGTGAAACACACTGCCGCTGACACAGGCAAGACCACCACAGTCAAGTGGGACGGCAAACCAGCACTGATATTTGGTCGTGACACAGACGGAACATTTGTACTGACCGATGTTTCTGGATTTACTGCCCAAGGATACCATGGCCTGTTTACAAGCCCACGTCAAGTTGAACGACATTTGGCACAACGTGATGCGGCAGCAGAAGCTCAGGGCAAGTCTGCCACTCGTGTTGCGACACTACTGCCCATATATCAACAACTATGGCCCATGTTGGAAGCCTCGTTGACCAAGGATTTTAGAGGTTATGTGCAAGGTGATTTGCTGTACACACAACGTCCTCCTGAACAGGCTGGAAATTTTGTGTTTACTCCCAACACTGTAGAATACAAAATTCCAGCGGCCAGCGATGTAGGACAACGTATTGCCCGCAGTGAAGTTGGCATTGCCATGCATACACAGTATGCAGAACCTGGTGCTCCTAAAGAGCCCATTGGTAACATCAGGTTTAAAACTGTTCCTGGACTGTTGTTGTTAGAACCAGTATACGCCAAAGAAAATGTACGGCCAAATCGTCAGCTGGTACAGCAAGTTAAAGATGTGTACAACAGCCAAGGCGCCGCAATTGATCAACTGTTTAATCCTGCTGAACTTAGATCCGCACAAATTACTGATTTGCCTCGATTGTGTATAGACTATATCAACAGCAGAGTTGGTACTGGGTTTGATAATCTGTTGGCACAATTTGGGCCATGGCTACAGCAACATGTTACTCCTAAAAAGTTCAACAACATCATAGAATACATACAAAGTCCCCGTAGCAATTTAACAGGCATGACCGCGGCATTTACTGCCTGGGGATTACTACACGATATCAAAATGGATATTTTACATCAACTTGATCTACAACACCCTGGACAAGAAGGCTGGGTAATGGCCACTGGAGCCGGTATGGCCAAAGCAGTTAATCGTCTGGCCGGTGGATTTTCCGCGGCAAATCGCCAAATAAACAATCCAAAAACACCAGCCTAACTCCTGATTTTTACCAAACGGTATAAATAAAAGCAGGACCTCTGTGTCCATATACTAAGGAGAATTAAAATGGCTTTTATTACTATTGTTTCGGGCGATGCCCAACCAGTATTTGCAACAGACGTATTGAACGGACCAGTTAGCCCTTCAGCAGCTACAGCAGGACAACCTGTTAACTTTGCCGGTCCAAAATTGGACTTTTTTGGTGCAGTTGCCAACACCACAGTTGTAGGACAACAAGGTGTAAACGAATACGTTTCTAACGTTATTCAAGCAATTCAGCAAACAAGTACAGTTGCCATGTATCAAGTTGATGGCACAACATTGAGTTTTGGTGTTTTCCCAACAGGTGCATTTGCTAACGCCGCAACATTCTTGGCCGCTGCAAACATCACAGCTACTGGTTTCCAGTTAAACTCAGCTACAAACGTTGGTTTCAAATTGGCAGTATCTTAATCAACTCAGTTGATTGAATAAAAAACCCACTTCGGTGGGTTTTTTGTTGACTTGTGTTTTTAGCTTAAATACTATCATGGAAGTTAGCAAAATTACAGAATTAACAGTGTTTGAAAGTCCCGACGGTGGCCGTACTGTTTATGCCAGAAAACCTGGCTCTACCAAACGAGAATTGCATTGGCAAGATCCCAAGCTACAACAAGAACTCAAAGAGTTGGAAAGTCAAAAACGCTGGGTAGATATTTTTCAGGCCCGCAGGGATAATATCGAACTTGATCACTTGTGTGAGCAAGTTGAACTGTTGTATGAACTTGGTAGGCGACCCGAATGAAATTTGCCTGCCAGACTTTGTTTGATATCACTGCCACAGGTGTAACTGGTCACTGTAAAACAACCCGCATGCCATTTCAAGATCGTGCTGGACACGTGATACATGACTCTGATTCTTGGAATCGCAGTCGTAATCAACAAAGAAACTGGGAAACGCTGACACAAATCTTAAGTCTCCGCACACAGTTGTTTGAAATCACAGACCCTATACCAGATCAAACTGGCACACGATGGATGTTTGAATTTGAAACTGAGTCAGACGGTATATATGGACCCAACGATGATCCGGTATCTGTGTTACGCTCTGATGCCGCTGGTGTTCCCATGTTGCGTGAACTCAATAACGACCCAGATATTGACACAGTATTGATCACCGAAGGTGCCAGACAGAATATTTGGTTTGCACCTATTTCCATAAATATATGATGGAGATTACAAATGGTTGAGCCAACTGATATTGAAAAGAAAAGTCTAGAAGCCCATGTGGAATTGTGTGCTGAACGCTACAATGCGTTGGAAGACAAAATGACCGCTATGAGTGTAAGTATTGCTCATCTTTGCGACATGGTCTCAGAAGTCAAATTCACTGTAAGTAAAATGAGTGAAAAAAACACTGACAGATTAATTGGCTGGGGTGTTGGAATTATTGGATTTTTATTTGTTTCGACCATTTATCTTATATCCCACTACGTTATTAAATGAAGCCAGACCAAGAATTTGAACGCATGTTCCGCCAAGAATTTAAGGACATAACTCCCAATTTAATCTGGCAAAACGAATCCGGTGAGTATGAAGTATTTGGACGATATCGAATTGTCCCCCAGCGTCCTGGATATCAAGTATTTTGTTCGGAGTCTGAAGTGGGCATTTTTAACAGCACTAAATCGGCACTGAGTTGGTGTATAGCCGATAAAAATAGTGCCTATAACACAGCCCGCGAATTACTAACTGTGGACAACAAATTAGCCGCACTTGCCCAGGATATTAATACCAGAGCTGCAGTGGGTGATCGTAGTAATAACCCTGCCCTACGTGAGATTATTTTAACCAAGTTAGAAAGCAAGATTATTCATAAAAAACTGTTAGAAAATCAGTTAACCAAATGTGTCAACTGGGCTAAATATATTCAACAACGAGGATTTGA